TCCTGTCCGGGCTGGATTTTGACGCCGGTAATCGTGACCGTCATTGGGCCGCTGATCATATCGTCGGCGTTGATTTGGTCGCTCTTCGGCTGAATGACTGCGCTCATATCGCTCATGTAAACATCTCCTGTTCAATTGTCCGATCTGTCGGGATGGTCCGCAGCTTGTCCAACTGCGCTTTGTAATCCGCCAGCGCATCGGCGATCTGCGCCTCAAAGTCCGATGCCGCTTCAAGGATGGCGTTTTGCAGCACATCGTCAGGATGCACACGGATCGTGACCATGGGAAGCCCGCCGCTGTAGCTGATAAAGTCCAGCCATTGCCGCTCTGCCGTCATAATGCCGGTCTGGCATTGCAAGATGTAGTCAACAGGAACCTCGCCGCGCAGGATGGTCTCGACCTGATACTTCTGCCGCCTGCTCTTGACCTCGATCAATCCATCAAGCCCGACAAGACCGTCAGGGGAATAGCCCAGCGTGAAGCCCCAGCGGTCATTGGTGATGAAGCCGCATTCCTCGACCTCGCCGTAGTGCTGCGAATACAGGTCGCGGGCAAGAAACTCGTCTGCCATGCCCCGCAGCATATCGTCGCCGATGAATGTCGGTTCTGTGTAGCGCGTGATACGCTGCGCCGTCAGTTCATAGAGGTGCGCGCGGGTCTTCTCATTGCGCGCCGTCTTTAGCGTCGGTGTAAGCAAAAGCTTCATCTCGCTCGCCGTGATCAGGCCGCATCTGGCGGCAAGCCATTCGTCGGTTCCCTGCATCAGGTCGCGGTGATAGGTGACGGTCATATCTCTCTCCTCTTGCGCGGGTTGCGCTGTCAATGTAATGTCACGACAATACACGTCATTACAGGGGGCGTCAACATGACCCGCAACACCCAAATTCAAATTCGACTGACACCGGAAGAACACGCCGCGATGAAGCAGACTGCCAAGAATGGCGGGTGGGTTCACATCTCGGATATGGTGCGCGATCTGGTCAACCGGTGGCAATCCGCACAGCATCATCCGGCGACCGCGCAACGCCAGCACGTCCCCCAAGACGCAGAACCGCCGCTATAAAGCGGTCCTGCGCTTCTGACGTGCGACCAGTGGCGGTCTTTACCTCAACGGCAAGAAACTTGCCGTCTGGCGCTATGCCGATAAGGTCGGCACTGCCTACGCACAGGCCGTAGCGGATCGGTCTGCCGCTTGCGTCCTTAAGCACTCCTGCGTTGTTGCGCCAGACAAGGCACCCAGCCACCGATAGCGCCACCATGCAGGCGTTCATAATGTTGGTCTCAGCCGTTGCCATCTGTCACCTTTAGCCGTTTGTGCGCGTCTCCCTTGTCCAGGACCATGACGCAGCCTTCCCGCTTGACCATCCGCACATCATCGCCAGTCAGGCACTGCGCCTTGATCCAGTTGCGCGCCAATGTCACGCCATCGTCGTCATCTGGCGTTGTCGCGTAGACTACCATCATATCACCAGCGTTAGGCGATCTGCCGCCCGAGTTACTGCTGTGTAAAGCCATCTCCACCACTCATCCCGGCTTATACCGCTTTCGTCATATACGATTACATGATCCCATTGACTGCCTTGGGCTTTGTGAACCGTAAGAGCATATCCGAAGTCAAATTGCTGCGTTCCTCGCAACTCTTGCCATGGGATATCAGACGCGCCACCTTCGAAAAACTCTCTTCTGACATTCACGTCGACTGGTCTTGCATTTGGAAAATCGTCACTTTTTACAGACATTCTTATGTGCGTTTTGTCGTAGTGAGACGGTATCGCAGATTGCATCCGAAACAACCCGCCATTGAAAATCCCAAGGTTTTTGTCGTTTTTGAGACAGACAAGTCTATCTGTTATTTCTGGCATTTTTGATTGGAAGCCTGCAATTCGGCGAAGCCTTGAATTGAATTGCTGCCGAGTGGTATTCTTGCCAACCAAAACCTGATCGGCGCTTGCCACATATTCCCCGTCAAGGGTTCCACGAGCCACGACAGAGCTTTCACCATATGACCCAATCTGCAACCTGCGCTGATTTCTCAGTTCTATTGCCATGTGAATAATAGGATTTTCGTCAGCTTGACGATGTATTTCCGTCAAAAGAAAATCAGGCAAATCAGATGTAAAAAAACCTTCCCCTCCGACTGGCGGAAGCTGCGCGGGGTCTCCAAGAACCAGAATTGGCTTACCATATGACATCAGGTCTTTGCCGATCACATCATCAACCATTGAACATTCATCAATGACTATAAGGTCGGCATGAGCCGCTCCGCTCTCTCTATCCAGAGTAAAGTTTATGCGGCCCTTTTCATCTTCATTAACTGCATATATCAAACTGTGGATCGTGCTGGCGTTGCCGCATCCATTGCGCTGCATCATCAGCGCAGCCTTTCCCGTAAATGCTGCAAAAACAACGTAATTGCAGCCACTAGCAAGAGTTTTTGCCAGAGTTGTTTTTCCAGTCCCGGCGTATCCGAAAAGCCTGAAAATTGGCTTTGATAGCCTATTCCCTCGCGCCATTTCTCCTTGGCAAGACTTAAGCCACCTGCCAGCCATATCTAGGGCATCTATCTGCCCCGGAGACCAGTTTTGCATATCAATCCCCTCCGCAGGGTTCCGCTAAAAAGCGCGCGGCTGGCGAAAGCGGAGAAATCGCCCCGGTGCCCCGGTGCCGCGCGTAATTACATTATCAACAGCATGACAACAGGTCAAGCCAAACGCTTGGCCTCCCTTGCCGACCAGACATGCCTAGCCCAGCCGTGCGGATTGGACATGCCGCGCGCTATGCCGACCTTGATCAAGTCTTCCAACGTATCAGCCCGGCCTTGCTCTCTCTTGCGAGCAACGATCTCGCCGCGCTTGACCTCGGCCAACTCGCCTTCGCGTTCCTCGACCATGCGTGACGCGACAGGAAAGACAAAGCCGCAGTTCGGGCAGCATGGAGACGGGCGCGCGACGAAATAGCACTCAGGGCATTGCCGCACGGGTTGGCTTTTCTCGTCGCTTGCCTCTCGCTTCTTCTTGCCGTCAAGCGACCATTCGCGCGGATCATCGGGCAAGCCATGCCGCGTGGAGTTGCCAGCGTGGTCGAAGATAAGCGCGGGGAAGTCCTTGCGCCGCAGCACTCGCCCCCATTTCTGCAATTGCAACGGCAGGCTTTTGGTCGGGCGCAGGTCTGACATGCACTCAACAGTTACGTCCATCTTGGCCGCTGCGGACAGGTCGAAGCCAAACGTCAGCAACTCGACATTGCACAGGACGGTTATCTCGCGGCGCGCGAACCGTTTGATGATGGCCGCGCGCTCGTCGTCTCCCATCGTGCCGTCTATCATGCCCGCCGATACACCGGCATCCTGGAATGACTGGCACACAAGCCCCGCGTGTTTCCGGGACGTGCAGAACACCACATTCAGCCGACCCGACGCATGGGCTTTGTAGGTCGATACCGCATCCCCGATCAGGACGCTATCCGCTTCCATTGCCGCCGCAAGCTGCGACTTCACAAAGTCCCCATCCGACGACTTGATGCCGCTCAGGTCTGGTGTGCTGGGGGCGAAATAGCGATAGTCTGACAAGCGGCCCAGCTTGATAAGGTCTGCCATTGGCAGGCCCTCAACCATCGTGTCATACCAGTCACCCATGGGCTTGCCGTTGGTCTTGAGCGGCGTGGCAGACATGCCGACGATCCATGACCCGGCATCTGTCGCCCATTGGATGATCCGCGCGATCTCAGCACCGCCATAGTGCGCCTCGTCGTGAAATAGCACGTCAGGCGGCGTTATCCGGTCAAGGCGCCGTGCGAGTGTCGGAGACATGGCTATCTGGCACTTGGCGAAGGGCTGCGGCGCGTGGTCTGGGCTGATCACGCCGAAGGGCATATCATACTCACCCATGGTCTCGATGGTTTGCCGCAGCAACTCCTTGCGCGGGACCATGAAGATTGACCGCGTTCCCTTGGCCTTTGTGCCAGCGATCATGTCCGCCGTCATGCGCGTCTTGCCCGCGCCCGTGCAAGCCTGCATCAGCACCCGCTTATGCTTGCGCATGGCCTGCCTGACGCGCGCCACAAGGTCCGCTTGATCATCATACAGCATCAGCGGAAGTCCTCGCCTTCATATAGCGGCAATTCCTCCTCGTATGGCGATGCAAGGTCTGACAGGACAAGCCCGGTCGGGATGGAAACCCCGCGCGTTCTCAGTGTGGCGGTAAAGCGCACCTTGTCCACACTCTCCGCCCCATCAAGCCCAAGCAATGCCCGCCGCCATCCGCCGCCCCATGACGTATCCTTGAGCAGCCCGGAAAGCTGATGGCTCTGGTTGGCGATCACCACGCGGTCACGGTCTGCATGGATGCCGTATTCACCCAGCGCCGCAATGGCCGCGTCTCTGTCGCCGCCGTCGGCATTGATAGCCCGGTCGATCAACCGGCCAATGCTGGCCTCTCTGGACATGCCCCTGTCGTCATACCGCGCCCGCGCTGCAAGGATGAATGAAAGCAACCGCTCGCTGTCACTCATATCGTTGTCCTCTCGCGCCCATGACCAATCCTGCTTTGCGCACCATGCCCGCGCATCCTCCATGCTGACAGGGTTTGTGCTGGTGAGACTGTATGCCCCAGCGATGAGAAAGCCGAACTGATCACCGAAGCGTTGCCCGCCGCTCGTGCCTGCCATGACGGTGGCGAATGTCTCCATGTTCTGCATCAGGGCTTCAAGGTTCCAGAACGTCCGCGCCAGCAACCGGCTGGAAAACTCCGGTGTCAGGGTCTCGCTGACCATCCGCTTTAGCGTTGCGAACCGGTCGGCTGCATCCGGTCGCCTGTCTCGCATCAGCTCAATGATGGTGTTTCGGTCAAGGTCCGCGCCTTGCACGATCCGGGGGTTGATGGCGGCAAAGCAGAATGCGCTCCGAACGGTATAGCTGCCGTCAAAGTTGGCTATCGTTGCCCCGCTTGATGCCTTGCGCGCCAACATCAGCACGTCCTCCATGCGTTGTTTGTCGCGCTGGGTCTCGCTCTCGGCCTCGTCCATGACAACCGGCCTGCTGCTGGCTCCGATGTTCTTGCGAATGCCGGGTTCGCTTGTTCCGCCCGCCATATCAAGCACCATGTTTCCCAAGACCGGCTTGACGATGCTATCCAGCACGAAAGACTTGCCCGCTCCCTTCTCCCCCGTGATAACGATATGCGGGCGCCATCGTGGCGCACCTCCGACCATTGCCAGAACGATCCAGCCCGCCAAGATGTAGCCATGCTGCTGTGACTTCCACGTCAAGCGACGGCTGATCTCTAGCAATGCCGCCGCCTCTGTGTTGCTAAGCGGGTCGTCTCTGATCTCGGCAACGCGCGGGCCGGAAATGTAGACATGAGTTGACTTGTAGTCAGGTGGCGCGCATCTGCCGCCCTGCCACACGACCGCATCCCCGCAGTTGAAAACCGGACGGTTGCCATCCATCCACGCCCCTACGCCCCTCACGCGGCCACGGTCATGGATGCCGCGCTGTTGACAAGCCTCGATGAGAGCGGTTCCGGCCAAGCTGCACAACTTGCGCTCGCTCACGTCGCGCCCGCCGAAATGCCGTTCCCAGAATGCACGGTTTGCCAGCCTGCATAGGTTCATCATGCTTCCAAGCGCAGTTGCCGTCATTTCCACGACCTGACCGGACACGCGCGGGAAGAAGTAGAAAACCCCATCGTCGTGTCCAAGCGGTCGCACCTCGTCAAATGGATCATCCGACACCGGCTCCGGGTCAGGCTCATACACCGGTTCCCATTGATCAGCCTCGACCTGTCGCGGGACCAATGCCGCAGCAAAGGCATCCCGCACCGCTTCCGCCCCGTCGCTATCGTGTATGTCGTCCCAGTCTGTCCGCCGCGCCGGGTCATCTTCATGCACCTGTGGCGCGATCACCACCGCGCCGCCGATGGCAACCGCCGCCTGTTGCGCGCCTGACATGCCAGCGTTGTAGAGCGTGCCATCCGGTCGCGTGGTCCATTGGTCATTGTCTGCGCCGATCACAATGCGCCGGTCTGGATACTTGCGCCGCATTGCCACGGTCACGGCCTTGAGGTTGCCCGCGTTGAATGCGCAGATGACCGAATGACCGGTGGCGATGTGTATCTTGCATCCCGTCGCGTATCCCTCGCAGATGACCAGCGTGTCATCCCCCGGTATCGCGTGATAGGCGCCGTCCATCGATCCGCCCTTAAGAAACCGCTTGGCGCCATCTGCCGCGATGAATTGCAGGCTGGACAGGCCCGCCGCCGTCCAGCATGGCACAACAACCAGGCCGCGCCACACGCGCGCGCCATAGAGGCCGCTCAGGCGCTTGCGTGTCAGGTATCCGGCCTCCCCATCCGACGCGCATCGCTTCCATAGCGCCTTGGCCTTGTTTGCGGCTTCTGCGGCTTCCTGCGCCGCCTCTGCATCCCTTGCGGCTCTGGCTGCTGCTGACTTTGCCTTGAACGCGGCCCGCTCTTCCTCGCTGTATTTCCGGCTCGCCTTGATGTGCCAAGGGTGCGTTACGCCTTCCCGGAATGACATGCACCAGCCGACCGCGAACCCGTCCGCCTCGACCTTGAGCTTGTAGCTGCCGTTCTTGGTTCGCGGCTTGTCTCCCTCGATCCTGTAGCGGTGCGGCTTGTCATCGTCGATGATCTGTTCGCCGCTCTCCATCCCGCAACCGACCGCGCGCATGTGGTCGATGAACGCATGAATAGGGTCTGCCATGTTGATCCTGATGTAATGACGACACTTTGACGCAATGACATGGCATGACGCAATGACATTGCAGCCCAAAAGCGATGGTGGAGCATGTGCAGTGTAATGTCAACACATGGAAAGCGGGCCACTGGCCCACTTATTTTGCGCTGCGATTGCATTGCTGCGATGCAGAGAGGAAATAATATCAATGGCTTGCGCGTTGTGGCCCGCTGGCCCGGCCCGGCCCGCGAAAATCACGCATGCCCATATATACCTATCCATATGTCATGCCATTACAATCCACCTATGTAATGACAGGAAAGGCATAGACATGAGGTATAATATACTGGGATTGATGGGCCTATCATCATCAATCTTTAGACTAATGGTAAGTAAGTAAGGGCCTTCAAGCACTTAGCGGATTTTTTCCCGGCCCAAAACGCTGGCCCACCTTCTTTGCCGATATGGGCCAGTGGGCCATCTATCAGACCGCTTGACACAGCCCCACCACATGCCGCATGATCCACCTGCGGCGTAAGGATAGCTTCCGATGCCGGGCTTCCTGTGGCCCGGTCGCCGCAACCACCACACAGGACAACGCAACAGGAGCGATAGACACATGACCCCCATCCTCGCTGCATTCTGGCACCGCACCCGCCGCGAGTTCGTCGCAATGACCGCCGACGACATTTCCCGCAAGATCAACGAAGAGCGCAACCAGGTTGTGCATGACCTGCGCAACCTCATCCTTGACGGCAAGGTCAGCGCGGACAACCTCAACCACAAAGGCGCCACGATTTACGAACTGCCGCCCAAGATGCAGGCGCTTGTGCAGGCGCAGGTGATCGGGGGTGCGGCGTGACCGAGTTCCTGTCAGTCCTCGTCGTATTCGCAATCATCAGCATCGCCGCAGCAAGGCCGGAAGATATCGCCGCGATGATCGCAAAGGTCGAACACGGATACACCGCCGCGAAGGAGGCCGCGCAATGAAAGAGCTTCACGTCAAGCTTTCCGCCAAGGTCGACGACGACTTGAAGGAAGCAGTTGAAAATTTTGGCATGGCAATGGAACAACTTATCGCAGCTTGCGAAAAATCGCCTGTCATGATCTTCACCGAAGACAAAGACCAAGAGCCAGACACGGAGGCCGCGCAATGACCCGTGCTGAAATCCTCGCAGCCGCAGCACATGCCGTCACGCAGGACCGCAACGCCACACACGGCGAACCGGAAGACAGCTTCGGGCTTATTGCCGCCTATTGGACAGCGCATCTTGATCAATCCATCAGCCGCGCCGATGTTGCCGTGATGATGAACCTGCTGAAACTGGCGCGCATCAAGACCAGCCCGGAACATGCCGATCACTGGATCGACATTGCCGGATATGCCGCCTGCGGTGGGGAGGTGGCGACGAATGACAACCCGTGAAGAATACCGCCGCCTCGCCGATCTGGGCTACACCGCAAGGCAGGCCGCTGACGAATTGGGCGTGGGCATCAACGCGATATACATGGCCGAGACAAAGCACGGCTTGGCT